GAAAGCATCCGGAAGACTACACACTAATGCACCTCGGCGAATACGACGATTCAACTGGTGCAATAACTCAGGATAAAATAATATCCATAACAACCGGCCTACAACAAAAGGAATCATAAAATGAGATCAGTAAACCAAAAACATTTTGCTGTCGCACCATCAGCAGAAATTCAACGCTCTTCATTCGATCGAACTCATGGTTATAAAACCACATTCGACGCCGGCCCACTTGTCCCAATCTTCGTAGACGAAGCGCTACCCGGGGACACATTCAACCTAAAAGCGAGCTTCTTCGCTCGCCTAAATACTCCACTAAAACCAATTCTCGACAATATGTATTTCGAAACATTCTTCTTCGAAGTTCCAGTAAGACAAATCTGGGATAATTGGGAAAAATTCAACGGGGAACAAGATAACCCCGACGATTCGACAGACTTCCTCGTACCAACAACTACCTCCCCTGCAGGGGGGTATGAAGTCGAATCATTACAAGACTACATGGGCATACCGCCCTTAATAGCAGGAATAGAGCATTCAGCATTATTCCTCAGAGCATACGCTCACATATACAACACATGGTTCAGGGACCAAAACCTTCAAGACCTGATACCAGTCAACAAAGGAGACGGCCCAGACGACCCGCTGGGAGCCGTTCTCCTAAAACGTGGCAAAAGGCACGACTACTTCACATCGTCCTTACCATGGCCACAGAAGTCCGACGCTGGTAGCGTGAAAATCCCGTTAGGAGATCGCGCTCCGGTAATTGGAATCGGAGCAAGTTCACCAACATATGACACAACATACGAAAACATCATAGAAACCGGCGGGACTATAGGACAGGCCGGAGAAACCGCATTCAATGCAACTGCAGATGGCGGATCAAATCAGTTATACATACAACAAAACCTAACAACAGGAGAACCCGGAATATTCGCTGATTTAAGCGAAGCAACGGCAGCGACAATAAACCAATTACGGCAATCAATAGCCGTCCAAAGATTATTCGAAAAAGACGCCAGAGGCGGAACAAGATATATCGAAGTAATCTACAATCACTTCAAAGTAAGAAGCCCGGATCTCCGGCTTCAACGCCCCGGATTCCTCGGGGGTGGGAAAACAGATCTAAACATAACGCCAGTGGCTCAAACATCAGATCAATTGTCAGGCGGCCCCGGCGCCGAAACTCCACAAGGAAACCTTGCGGCTTACGCAACACTTTCAGCAAACAATCATGGATTTACCAAATCCTTCACAGAACACACAATAATAATCGGCCTCTGTAATATCAGAGCCGACATAACATATCAACAAGGCCTAAATAGAATGTGGTCAAGGCAAACACGCTTCGACCACTACTGGCCTGAACTCGCCACAATTGGCGAACAAGAAGTACTACAAAAAGAAATCAACGTGAAAGGCATCCCACTGGACGACGATGTAATATTCGGATATCAAGAAAGATTCGCAGAATACAGATATAAACCTTCACTAATCACCGGAAAATTCCGAAGTACCGATCCACAATCGCTAGACATCTGGCATTTGAGCCAAGATTTAATCGACCCAGTACTAAACACGGAATTCATAACGGAAAACCCACCAGTCGATCGGATCATCGCAACGCCGGATGAGCCACAATTCAAACTCGACGCATATTTCAATCTACAATGCGCAAGACCAATGCCGATGTTCGGAATACCCGGACTCGATAAACTGTAGAAATGAAATCATCACTCAAAAAACAAGGCGGCTGGATAGGAGCCGCCATAGGAGCCGTAGCATCTGCGATCGGCGCATCAAAACAACAAAAAGCCTCGGGACGAATGTCCCAAAGGCAAATGGACTTCCAAGAAAGAATGTCCTCAACAGCACATCAACGACAAGTTGATGACTTAAAAGCTGCAGGATTAAATCCTATCCTGTCAGCAAATAAAGGAGCTTCATCTCCCGGCGGAGCCATGGGAGTAGCTCAAAATATTGCAGGAGCGGGGGTAACCTCCGCGCTTAACATCGCTCAGGCAAGAGCATCGATTGCCAACATAGAAGCGACAACTGCAAAAACCATCAAAGAAACAAACCCAATCGAAGGGGTTTACTCAACGTTAAAATCTATGGGATTTAACGAAACAAAAATCCGTTCGTTCCTTAGCGACATGTCGAAAGAAATGTTCGGCAAAGGGACAACGGGAAAACAAATAGCCGGTGACTATGCAGGAACAACAGGCCAAAAAATGCGTATAGGCAAAAGCCGAAATACGCTAATCAATCAACGCGAAGCAAGACAAGACGATATGATATATCGTGCATGGAAATCTAAACGGAGCAAAAAGTAATGGCGACCAAAAAGCAGACTCGTAAATACCCGAGGCTAAAAATGCACTTCAAACAACCATCAATGACAAAACAGTCATTCAAGGATGAAGTCAATATCAACAAAATAATGGAAAAATTCCAGCGTACGGGAGCTATCGACCACTACGCAAAACATGCTCCCCAATATGGGGATGCATCACAAGTAGATTACCTCGAGGCAAATCTCGTAATCTCAAACGCAAATACAATGTTCGAAGAACTACCATCATCAATTCGAAAGAAATTCGAAAACGACCCTGCACAATTCTTAGAATTTGTACAGGACGAAAAAAACAACGAAGAAATGATAGAGCTAGGGCTAAAAAAACCACCTCACCATGTCCAACAAAAACCGGACCCAAAACCAACGCAGAGCGACCACCCATCAGGGTCCGAGTTAATACCAGACAACAAAACATCGAAAGATGAATAGCCCCTCTAACTAACTTCGTAAAACCAATAAAAACGGGCCTCTCAGAGGTCCGTTTTTTCATCAAATCAACAAAAAAGGTCAAAAGCACAGTTCCTATAGTTCATGTAACTGTGCGGAGTGGTCCCTAAAACCACTCCAAGACCTAAAATACAGCTAAACAAGCTGTTAAAACCACACGGAAACACATACAATGTACTACTTATCAAACAGGTACATAATAATGAAACACGTAACTAAATATTTGAACGTCCCGCTAATAGAAACCGCGATAGTAAATATCGTGGAACAAAGAATTGAGCTCATGCGAAAAAATGCGGCACTACGTTCACAATTAACACGACTCAAACAAATACTAAAAGAACACCAAAAGCTCGACATATTCTTAAAGGAGTCCTAAAGTGCATCACTGCCTAAATAAAAGGAACTCCAATGCGACGCAAAACTATGAGTCGGAAGACATCCCGCAAAAACTTCAAGAAAGGCGCGAAGGTCAATCGCAAGAACTACAAAATGTCACCGATGCGCGGCGGCGGAAGGCTCTAAAAAGACAAGAAGAGTTCGACCAAATCTGGTTAGAACACGGCCGAGAAACATAATGCCATGCTACAAACCACTCGAGGCATGGCGGAGCTTAGAGCTCACTTCATCCGGCAAGAACAAAATTGTCTTCAAAAAACCCGCGACTTCATTAGTCGCAATAAATCTACCGTGTGGTCAGTGTATCGGCTGCAAATTGGACCGATCACTAATGTGGGCTATACGTTCGGTGAACGAAGCCCAACTACACACTCAAAACTGTTTTATAACGCTAACATATGCGGAAGAACACCTCCCATGGGATGGATCATTAGTAATATCACATTTCCAAAAATTCATCCGAAGGCTACGCAAGTCATATCCGACGGTAACGATTCGGTACTTTATGTGCGGGGAGTATGGGGAGAAATTCAAACGTCCCCATTATCATGCATGCCTCTTCGGAATAGATTTCCCGGATAAAGAAATCTGGAAAGAAACCGAAGGAATCCTCACATACACATCAGAATCTCTCGAAAAAGAGTGGCAAAAAGGCTTTTGCACACTCGGAGAACTCAACTTCGAAACTGCTGCCTATACGGCACGCTACATAACTAAAAAGATTAACGGCAACATGGCCGAACAACATTATCAAACAACTTGCCCATATACAGGCAACACAATCAATCTTCATCCAGAATATACCTGCATGTCGAGACGGCCCGGAATCGCATCAGACTGGTATAAAAAATATAAAACAGACATATACCCTTCCGACTTTCTAATTCACGGAAACAAAAAAGTAAAAGTACCACGCTATTACGACAACCTCTACGACATCGATACTGATGATCTAGAAGTAATAAAAATTCAAAGGAAAGAAAACGCAAGAAAGTTCAGGAAGGACAATACACCCGAACGCCTAGCCGTTCGGGAGAAAATCAAGCAACTTAACTACAAGCAACTAACTAGGAGTTACGAACAAGCATGATCCATAAAATATACGCTGTCTATGACAGCAAATCACAATCACATACACCGCCATTCTTCCAACATCAGGAAGCAATGGCAATTAGATCATTCTCGGACTGCTGCAACGACGAAGGCCATACCTTCGGAAAGCATCCGGAAGACTACACACTAATGCACCTCGGCGAATACGACGATTCAACTGGTGCAATAACTCAGGATAAAATAATATCCATAACAACCGGCCTACAACAAAAGGAATCATAAAATGAGATCAGTAAACCAAAAACAT